GGTTTAGCTGTTGCCGCTATACCTCTTATTTCAAATTTCTTTTCTTCGGAAGCACCCACTAAGATGATGATGGCTGCTAATTCTAGTCTGAAGATAAAATTTAAGAGGAAAGCGACTAAGAAGAATCCTGTTAAGACAGAGGCTAAAGTTGTCAGCCTCCCAGTTGATACTCCACATGCTAGTGTTCCGCAGGGTGGAAATGCAAATATATATACTGACATGCATCGTGATGTGTCACGTAAGATTAACAACAATACGTACACGCTGTCAGTGAATGAGAAGCCCCTTACTCAGATTGTTGCAATTAGAGACAGGGACTTTCTCTTGAATGACCACACTGTCCAGGCACTAAATGAGACAACAAAGGAGACTGATGTGTTTGCGTTGACCTCTATTAAGGGACATTATATTGAGTTCCTTAGAGGATCCATGTTGAACATCACTAGGTTTCCTAATAATGATCTAGCCTTGTGGACATTACCAGATACGGCAATATCAGCTAGACCATCTATACTCAAGCATTTCATTGATTCTGGTTCAATAAGACAGGGTGATGCAAATGTTAGAGTTCTCCTAAATTACTGGACCTATGACACTGATGGTGTTAGGACCGTGTCTCAGTACCCTATAGAGACATGGCGTGATTGTGTTCAGTATAACAACCGCTTTCCGATGGCGGTCTATTCTTATACCATACCAGGCTTTCCATCTGCCTGTATGTCATCACTTATTTTGGCTGATGACAGGTATAAAGACCATGCTAAAATTATTGGCTTTCATTCTGCTGGTAGTTTGGCTGGTTATGAGTATAAGGGTAGTGCTACTATGGTGACTAAGCATACTATGGAACAGATGCTTAATGTCCATCATGGTGGTGAAGAGGAGCCTATTATTGTTCCAGATGATACTCCCTTGGAGGGTGATTGTGATAGAATCCCTTCTAAGCATAGTATACTAGGTAAGAAACCCTTTCTTTCTATGGGTTCTTTCTCTAAGTTCAAGAAGACGAAGTTCTTTGAGTTTATGGGAGAGGGGACCAATAAGAAAGTTCCTAGTATAAGTGAGGAGTATTCAGTTAATGACGGTGACTTTATGGATCCCATGAAGACTGCGTTAGAGAAGCATGGTAATAATGTGCCTGCTATTAACCCGCAGCTTATGGATGTTGCTTATGCTATGTTTAAGCACACATGGGATCTTAGTTTAGAGTCTGATCATATTCCCCAAAAGTGGAGTTTTGAGGATGCCGTACATGGTAGAGATCTTGTCGGAGGTGACAAGAGAGATTCCTCTGTTGGTGTTTCACTGAGATTGCGGAACATAACAAAGAAGGACATGTATGGAACTGATCCAGTGAGAGTTACTGACAGTCCCCTGATGTGTGAAATAAAGTCTGATTGTATGAAGACGTTAGACTTAATGGAACAAGGGGTTGTACCAGAGTGGGTTACTTTATGCTTTGGTAAATCAGAACTCTTGCCTATTGAGAAAGTGGAGAATGGCAAGGTTCGGCTCATATTTGGTGCTGAACACCAACAGGTAATGATTGAGAAGATGTTACTTGGTTCTCTACAATCTGCCGCTATACGTGGGTCAATCAGAAATGGGTTGGCCATGGGTGTTAATCCATATTCAATGGATTGGGATGCCATTGCACGTATATTTAAGCATCTTAATTGTCATGCAGGTGACCAGTCCGGGTGGGATACCCACTTTTACCAATGGATTTGGTCATATTTTTCTAAGTGGATAAGCGATTACTATTACAATGCCACTCCTAGGGAAAGGATGGCTCGTAAAACGCTTGTTTCTGCTTTGTCAAAATTACCTGCTTTGGTGTCATTAGATGGTGAGTCTTGGGTGATTAAACTTGTTGAGAGTTCTTTATTCTCCGGGTGTTTTTCAACCCAACTCGCTGGTTCTTTCGGTCACCAGTTGCTCCAGAGGTATGTATATCTTATGGATTGGTGTGCGTCTAAGGGTTTAGACCACTTGTCCTATACCATAATATCAGGCCCAAAGCCTGATATAGAGAGGTTGGAGCATAACCTCTTCATCCTCACTCTCAGTGATGATGTTGTGGTAGGTGTTAGAGAGCACCTATTTGAGTATAATGTTAGATCTGTGGCCAGGAATATGGCCAGGATAGGATTTAAGTATACTCCAGCGGACAAGAAAGGGGACTTCACAGAAGACTTTACGCCTTTTGAGGACATACAGTTTCTTAAGCGTAAGTTTGTGTGGTGTTCTCTTTACACCAGGTATATTGGGCCCATTGATACGGACTCAATAATACATGCACTCTATTGGAGTGAGATACCAGCCTATAAGCTTTTACCTGTTATTGATACAATGTTGCAAGAGGCATCATTGCATGGTAAAGCCTACTTCGATGAATTTAAATCGAAGATCCTCGAGAGAGCGAGGAAGACTGGAGTTGAGATTGCGTCTGTTTATTTGGACTATGGCCTAGCACTTGCTATGGTTCTAAATACAGACTATGCACCATGGGGAGAGAACCTCATTGACATAGATGGTTCTCCCCTCGAGGTCTGGGAAGGCCTTCCTAGCCTATGCTAGGATTGGTGGGTAGGGGAACTACGCTCCTACCCACAAACTTCTCAGGCTACCTTGGGTGCCGTTAGGTCCCCCCTCAGGACCTACCAAAAATACAGAGGGACTTCTGTTATTATCCTTTACACTGACTGCTTGACTGAATTAGCTGACAGAGTAACCACCTGTCATTTCGGTGTGCAGCGATGGAAATGCAAGAAGTTGCATTCGATTGTTACCCAGAATCCATCTGATGGGTATCGTGAATTGTCAATGCATGTGTATTGGCTGATAGCTGAAGTTATATTTGAGTGCGAAGATTATGAGATAGTTACCATGTTTAAGAATGAGATGTTTGGGTTATTACATGGTGTATTGATGGAAGGTAATATGGATGCTCCAGTTTCTATGGAGCATGAGGTTACCACGACCTTCATTGATGAAGGTCCTAGTGAGAGTAAGTCCGTGGAGGCGGACTACGATTATTCATATAGGAAGGAGGCTGACAATATAAAGGACTTTCTGGCTAAGCCATTTGTGACAGGCACTTATGCCTGGTCCACTGGTAGTGGTACCGTTGGACAACAGATTGCGGTTGTCTCTCCTATTACTGTATTGACCACTGAAGCTTATTATGTGAATAAGATCCAGGGGTTTAATTTGGTTAGGTTCACTGCTGAGTTGACTGTCAGGATTAATAGTAACCCATTTCAACAGGGTTTGATTATAGTGCATTTTTTACCAATGTACAGTGAGATGACGACCAATGAGGTTGCGACTAGAAACATAGGTTTGACTAGTGTTTCTCAACAGCCCCACGTCTATCTTGATGCAAGAGATAGTGAAGTTGTGATGAGAGTACCTTATGTTACCCCTTTTTCCTGGTATGATATTGCTAATGGCATCTATGATATGGGTTGTTTCTTTATCAGAGTTATGGACCCGTTACAGACGGGCGCTGCTGGTATAACAACTGTTGATGTCACCCCCACTATTAGATTTCTTGATGTCGAGTTTTCAGCACCAATGACTCCTAATTCAGGTGGTGAGGAGACTGCTATTTCTAGTAAGCAGTCCATATCTAGAGGGCTCAGAAGTGCCGCTAAGATAGTTACGCATCTTGGTGGTGTTCCTGGTCTCTCACAGTATTGTGCTCCTACTGCATGGGCACTGAGTAAGGCGGCTGGTGTTGCCTCACATTTTGGCTATAGTAAGCCACCTTTGGATGTCCCAACACATCCAGTCTTCAGTCATCCGTTAGTAGATGCTGCAACTAGTGATGGTGTTGATACCACCTTAAAGTTATCTGTTCTTAAAGATAATGAAGTTGCACCTTTGAAGGATGTTACTATTGAGAAAGGAGATGAGATGTCTTACTCTTTCCTTTTGTCTAGAGAAGCTTTCTTGTCGTCTGCTACGTGGACTACAGGTACAGCTGTTGGAAACCCTCTATTTAACCAGTTTATTGCCCCTTCCAATCTATTTTCGGGAGGAACGTACACTGGTGGTGGCCATACTATTACGTATAGGACTGGCCCGCCACTCTGGTATTTGTCCAGATTCCACATGTTTTATCGTGGAGATTTGATCTTGAGACTTAAGTTTGTTAAAACTCAGTTTCACTCTGGGCGTATCGTAGTGGTGTGGCAGCCTACGTATAATGCAGTTACTGCTCCGACTGATAGCACGTTGTGTTTGAGAGAGATAATAGATATCCGTTATGCTGATGAGATAACAATAAGGTTACCATATATGTTACCTTTTACATATTGCCCTATGGGAGATTCGATGGGTAGGTTGAGTATTTCGGTCCTTAATCAGCTTAGGTGTCCAGAGACATGTATGGGGAGCATAGATATGTTGATGTTCTGGCGTGCAGCAGATAATTTTGAGTTCGCAGCTCCTGTGGCGAATCTCACCCGCAATCCCCCTCTACTTATTGGGAATGCGGATCTCCCTAGTGAGGGATTAATTGGGGGCGGACAACCGATCGCTCCCTCTCTTATGCCAGCACAGATGTGTGTTGGGGAGAGTATTACTTCGGTTAAACAGTTGACAAGTAGATTTAGAGCATTTGGTTTGCCTAGTACAGGGTCGTGGACAGACTGTTGTGTCTGTCCATGGTTTTTCAGTGCATCTACTACCGTTTCGGGGGCCCCTTCTGGGTCTGCTCCCGGCGGTGATGTCATTAGTGCTATAGCTCTGATGTATTTGTTTTTCAGGGGATCTATGAAGGTCGCTGTAATAAGCAATGCACTTGGAGCTAATTCTGTGATAGAAGGTGCTTATCTTGTCAACAACCCTGGTCAGTTCCTTGGAACCAGTCCTGTTGTTACGTCGTCTGCGACGAGTAATAATTGGATTAATGCTACTGGAGCTGATCAATCGGCATTTGGAGAGTGTCCAATGTCGAGTCAATTTAACACGCTCAGTGCGAGTGTGCCATACTATAATACAACGAGAATGTCGTTTATACAGTTTGATTTAGTTAATACAACTAGTGGTATAGATTCTTCTCGTCCTACCCATGGTGTTACCTTTGGGGGTGTGGCGCAGAATACTATGCGTGTTTTTCGTTCCACCGGAGATGACTTCCAATTTAGTTACTTTATTGGTTGTCCACCTGTGCTAATAAGCATAGCGTAATCTCCGGTCGGTCGTGGAGAGATAGTGCATGAGTTTTTCAGGACAAGAGCGTCTTGTCGGAATTTTTGGCATGTTTCTATCGCCATAAAGCCCTCAATGACGTGAGTCTTTGATATGCTGGTGCCTGTCTCTCCTCGGCCCCGGGGAGTGAAGGTCCAATTTCCATCTGGACGTTAAATATTTGGTGCCCATTGTGTTGGGTACGTACATCTAGTGAGGAGAAAGCCTATCAGAGTGATGGGGTTGTGCCAGAGTACATTAGAACACAACTAAAAGATTCCGTCGTATGTCCTGCGTAAGCAGGTGCATGCGGCGGATGAGTTTTTATATAGAGAAAGCCTATCAGAGTGATGGGGTTGTGCCAGAGTACATTAGAAC